AGAGGTCTATGAGCAATGCAAGGAAGAGATTGATAGCGCATGGGACCCCGATTTTGAAGCCTTTGGTTATACCAAGACAACCTTTTTCGTGAAGTCCGTCACCTTTATGAAGGCTTCTATCAAAGAGAATAAAACACTTCTCAAAAACGACCCCGGATATATTGCTTCCATTCTCAACCAACCACCCGAAATAAGAGCAAGGGAATGGGATGGTAATTGGGACTACATAGAAACAAGCAATGACCTTATCCAAGCACGGCACATGGACATAATCTTTGCCAACCATGAAATGCTTGGCGACAATATCCGAAGAGCATCGTGTGACGTTGCCGCAACTGGTGGTGACAACTGCGTGACTTGGCTTTGGATAGGATGGCATGTGGCAGACATCTTCGTTTGCAGACGTGACCCATACACTACTATCGAAATGCTTAGAGGGAAACTGAAAGAGTGGGGTGTTTTAGAACAAAATTTCACCTATGACTTGCAAGGTATGGGACAAGTGCTGAAAGGTGCTTTCCCTAATGCGCTCCCATTCAACAACCAAGAAGCTGTTGACAAGGAATACAAAAACCTTTACGACTGCAAGAAATCGCAATGCGCATACAAGTTTGCAGAACGGACACAGCAACGTGGATGGAGCATAAACAAGAACTTGCTTGACAACCGCTACAAGATAGGCAAGAACGTTAGGACTTTGCGTGATATTTTGCTTCTTGAAAGGAAATGCGTAAAGCAAGACATGTCAAAGCAAGACCGTGGATGGTGCTTGATACACAAAGAGCAAATGAAACATAGAACCATCGTAGGGCATTCGCCTGACTTCTTTGAAGCTCTGTTTATGAGAGAGATATTCGACCTAAACACCACCGAAACGGAGATACCCGATTTCTTGCGTGGGCATATAGGCAAAATGCGGACATTCAACACTCTGACAGCAAAAACCACAAGCCTGTTTATTAACTAAAAATACAACGCAGGGATAAGGAAAGAACTTAGTCATCCTGCTTCCAACATAAAAACAAGTAAAACGATGACAGAAACAACAAGCAAAGTTTCCCTTAGAGGGATTCTAACAAAGAAGCCTTTCCGACGCATATTACCGGGCGGCGGTCTCCCTGCTACTGGCAGTTTCCAAGAACCTTTGGAACAATCGGTAATATACGACAAACTTGAATACCAAATCGAGACACAGGAGGACTTTCTTAGACAACTTGACCCAAGTTCACACGCAATCAACGACCCGAACATCTACAAGACTTTCATGCAGAAAGATGATGATGGTCTTTACTACGAAATGGACTTTCCACGTTATGCTTTTCCTTTCCAACAGGAAATCCTTGATGACAGGTTGGCAAGACTTTCGGGCAATGACACACAATTTGACCTTGCCGAAAGAAATGAGGTAAAAGATAAGGCTTGGGAAATCTACGACAACATGAAAGCCGGATGGTCTGACAAAGGCATGGAACGAGCAAAGCATTTCCTTCTCAAATCCATCCTTGCTACAGGCGATGGCGCATTTGTCGGCTACCTTGACAAAGGTAAATTCTATTGGCGTGTATTGTCTTATCTTGATGGTGACGTGTTATATCCACACTACGACATCAAGACGGGCAAACTGAATGTGTTTGCACGTACATATACCAACTTCGACAATAGCGGTATTGTGCGTAAGTATGTTGACGTATGGACGGACACATATTACTACAGGTTTATCGACTACTCTGGCAAAGAGAAGAAAGAGGGTGGGGAAGAAGTCAATATTGAAGGATTCAATGTCGATGGCTATGAATTGGAGTATTACGAGAAGCATGGATTCCCCGAAATACCTGTTGCGTACAAACGCAATGACTCTGGTCCTTGTTGGTCTGCCGTGCAAGAATCAATCGAGCATTTTGAAGCCGCTTTCTCTCGCTTGGCGCAAAACAACCATGACTTCGGATTGCCTATAATGTATCTGCAAGGTGATGGCAAACAAATCCATGAGATAGCGGCTTCCGACATGTCCTACGCATCCAAAATTCTTGTCATTCCTTCTGACGGTAAGGCTGGTTTCCTTGAAAGACAAGATGCTTCTGGAGCATACAAGGCAGAATTGGAAGAGTTGCGAAAGAAAATATACGAGGGCGCAATGGTGGTGAAAGCACCCGAACTAAAGTCTGGTGATACTCCAGCAGCGGCTATCAAGTTGCTTTATTCTGATTCATACAACAAGGCTTTGCTCGAAACACAGGAATATGACGAATGCCTTACCAAGATGATAGACATATTCAAGTGGGGATATGGCATTGAATGTGAGCAACGTCTTGCTTTCATAAACACACGCATTGTTGCCTACATCACTCCATACATCCCCATCAACGATGCGGAAATGATTCAGAACCTTTCAATGGCAGTGCAGAACGGCTTTCTCTCCAAGCAGACAGCATCGGAGAAATGCTATTATGCCACACCAAATGAATGGAGCCGCATCTTGCAAGAGAAACATGACGAGAAAGCACAAGAATTGCTTATGGAAGAGCAACGTCTTGAAATACAATCCGACAGCCAAATTGAAACCCAAGAAGCACTTTCCGACATTCAGACTGACGCACAAATCGACGTTATCGAAGCACAGGCTGACGTTGAGCAAGATGAAGATAAGGCTGAAAAGGTCAAAACCAAACGTGGCAATGTCAGAACTGGACGTGGACGTGGCAGACCAAATAGGTCGGGGAAAGTGTGGGATGATAATCGAAACTATGAAGGCCGCAACAACTGGCAGAAATGGGACCAAGGCGTTCACTAAATAAACACTTATGGCAAAAACGCTTCGCATAAGATTAGACACCACTCAATACCGTGAGCCAACGGAGCAAGAGGTGAGGGATGCAAAGGACTACGTTCTTCGCATGTCGGAATATGCAGATCTGTTGGGCGACAGAGTGATGAACATCTTACGCGAAGCGGCTGAACGTATAGTGCAGATTTGTTACAAATACAACATTGCACCAAAAGACTTCCAAATTTCGGCTAACAAGCAAATGCAAGAGGAAATCTATGCTGTGATGGATGAGGTAGAAGAGGAAATCTACGACATGATGGAAGAATATGCCACACGATGCACTGACGATAGGGATATTATTCCCTTGCTTATAGCATGGATGGCTTTGCTCGGACGTGGCAACAAAAATCTGCACGATACGCTTACTGATAAACTAAGACAATTCCTGTACGACCTTGAAGCGCAAATATCTGCCATGATGCTTGCTGGGTATTCCAGAACAAAAGCCTTGAAACGAATACTTGAAACGTTGACAAACGTCTATTCGTCACCAGAAATGCGCAAAGCCATCATGCGACCTCTAAACAGCGCAGCCTATTACGTACAACAAGGCGGTGTACATCATGGCAATGTGGGGCAGTCAAGCAGTGGAGCAAACAATGTCATCAATACCGTCAAGACAACACTGAACATGGTGTGGCAAAAGGCATTGCAATACATATATAAAAAGATGGGAGCGGTGGGATATATAACTCAACGAGGTAGCGACTATGAATGTAGTAGTATCTGTGATACGCACGTTGGTTTTCATAAAATGAGCGATAATTCGGGAAGACCGCCTTTTCATCCACATTGCTATTGCTATACAATACCTGTTTATAAAAAATAGTTTTTATGCCAAAAAATATAGGACAAGAAGAATTTATAAAACGAGCCAAACTTGTTCATGGGGACAATTACGATTACTCTAAGACTGTATATATAAACCAAAAAACAAAAGTGTCTATTACCTGCCCCATTCATGGGGATTTTTTACAATATCCTCAAGCACACATTAAAAGGGGGCATGGATGCCCCGAATGCGGGAAGGTTAAACAAAAAGAAAAAAGTAGGGAATACTCCAAAAAACGAGTAAAAAGTCGTTCTGACTTTATTTTGAAAGCAAGAAAAATACATGGGGATAAGTATGATTATTCTAATGTAAGTGAGGAATGCCCATCATATAAAAAAGTTAAAATAA